CGCAAAAAACGACTAAAGCAGGACAAGTGGACTTCTTTTGAGTTCTTCCTGGCCTGCGAGCTTGGCATGACTGTTAGCAGGCTTCGCACGGAACTAACCGATGCGGAGCTTGTTTATTTTGCTGCCTACTACGAAATAAAAGGTGAGGAACAAGAGAGGGCAATGGAGCGCGCAAAAATGAACCGGCGGTAGTATGGGATCAGTCCTGAGGCGGTTGTGGCTAGGTCTTCCATTGAGCTAATCGTCGACGCCTCTAATGCCATCAACCCTCTTAAAAGGGTGACGGCTGAGACCCGCAAGCTGGATGGTGCTGTTCGTGACGCAAACGGTCGGCTAAGGGACGCAAAGGGAAAGTTTGTTGCGGTGGGCGATAGCGCAAACAAGGCAAGCGGGGGCTTGAAAAACTTTGGGAGCGGTTTAAGCGGCATTAAAAAAGCCATTGGTGGTATTGGGCTCGGGCTTTTAACAAAACAAGTGGTGGGCGCTGCTGCTTCTTTTAATTCGCTACAGCTAAGGCTCAAGCTGCTGACACAACAATACGGGGAGACGGATCAAGCTCAGGAAGTAATTGCAAGGTCTGCTAAAAAGTTTGGTTTGAGCAACCGTGAGGCGGCTCAAGGTGTCACCGATATTTTTGCAAGGCTTCGTCCGCTTGGCGTTTCCCTGAAAGACATTGAATCTACCTTTGTAGGTTTCAACACGGTTGCAAAATTAAGCGGGGTTGAGTCTCAACAGGCGAGCGCAGCCTTTACGCAACTTGCACAAGCTCTGGGCTCAGGCGCTTTGCAAGGAGATGAGTTTAGGAGCATTGCAGAGCAGGTTCCAGGGCTGCTAACTGCTGTTAGTGATGTAACTGGGGTAGCCCAAGGCGAACTCAAGAAGTTTGCTTCAGAGGGGTTGCTGACTTCTGACATCGTCATTCAGGCGTTAAAAAGGGCCGAACAAGATGGTGGCGCGGCAATCGCACAAATCATCAAAGAATCAGATGTGCAGAAGTTTAAGGATTTTCAGAATGCCACCGATGATTTAGCGATTGTTATTGGGGACGAGTTGCTGCCTGCTTTAATCCCGGCAGTGACGGCAACAACTGATTTGATTAAAAACATCAGCGAGCTGCCAGAGCCTGTCCTAGATGCAGCAGCAAAGATAGGAATGTTTGTTGGCGGCCTTGTCGCGGTTAACTTTGCTGTCAAGGCTTTTATCGCCTTAAAAGCTGCAACGATGGCGTTCTTGGCTGCGCTGAAGATAAAAATTGCAGCTATAAACACGTTGCTGTTAGCTAACCCCTGGGTACTTTTAGTCGCCGGTTTAGCTGCCGCAGGGATAGCAACAGCAGATTACATAAGAAAACAAAATGAGCTTAACGCGTTGCTAGAGGGCACCAGCGATGACCTGCAAGCGTACAACGATCAAATTTTCAACCATCGTGAAGAGCTAAAAAAAGCAAATAAAAGACTAGACGACATGATTACCAGTGGGTTTGATCATGCTGAATCAATACATGCTCAGAAACAAGAAGTTATTAGGTTAAAGGAAGAGCTTGATCGGCTCGTGGCTCAAGACTATGAAGCCAATGTCAGGGTGAACTTTGAAAACTTTTTGAATGCAAAAGATGTCATGATCGAAAACTTCGACATGGCTGAAGTAAATCGCCTGCTTTTAAATGCGCCTAAAATACCTAAAACGCCAAAAGCGAGCAGGGCTCCAGTTGATCCACGCATAGCTGCGCGTAAAAACGCAACTGAGGCCATACAACGATTGCAAGATCAGACAAATGTCGCAAAAGCACGAAATGAAGAAGAAGCAAGAATGATTCAACTGCAACATCAAATAAGAGAGGTTGAAGAACAACGTGCTCTTATAGGAGACGAATTAGCCGACAAACAAATCAATGAAATAAGGGGACTATTTACTGTTAACGAGCTTCAACTGTTCAAGCAGCAAAGAGATCAAGAAATAGCAGATCAGCAGCAAAAGAATGCAGAGAACCTCAAAAAAGCCCAGGATGCAGAAGCAGAGCGTATTAAAAAATTAGCGCAGCGGTATCAGGGCATCGCTGACACCATTGCAAACGGCGTTGTCGATGCACTCAAGGGCGCTGTGATGGGCACCCAAACGCTGGCTGAATCGGCGTCTAACTTGTTGAACAACTTGGCCAACGATCTGTTGATGGTCGCTAAGAACATGTTGTTCTTTGGGAACCTCAGCGGGGGGCTTACAAAAGGTGGTGGGCTGCTTGGCAGCATATTTGGCGGGTTCATGGCTGACGGCGGTACGGCAACGGGTGGCCGTTCTTTCATCGTGGGCGAACGTGGCCCTGAACTATTCACGCCAGGCAGGACAGGTAGCATCACGCCAAACAATGCCCTAGGCGGCTCTAACATCGTTGTGAACGTCGATGCCTCTGGGTCTAATGTTGAAGGCGATTCTGAACAAGCAAGCCAACTCGGCAAGATGCTTGGCGCTGCTGTTCAGGCTGAGCTGATCAAACAAAAACGCCCTGGAGGATTACTCGCGTAATGGCAACCTTTCCCTCGATCACGCCTGCTTACGGGCTGCAAAAATCAAGCGCACCATCAGTGCGGACTGTGCGTTTCGCTGATGGTTATGAACAAAGACTTACGTTTGGTTTAAATCAAAATCCAAAAGTTTATAACCTAACTTTCAACGTGTCAGAGACTGACTCGGATACCATTGAGACGTTCTTGGACGCTAGGGCCGCAGACAGTGCAAGTTTTACGTTCACGCCGCCAGGGGAAAGCAGCAGCTCTAAATTCGTCTGTGAAACCTGGAGCAAGACAATTCCGTACTTGAACCGTGCCACGATTCAGGCAACATTCAGGGAAGTCTTTGAACCGTAATGGCATTTACTGCATGGGCTGCTAGTACTGCTTTTTCCGTTGGTGACGTTAGACGCGCCACGGCGCTGCAACCTAGCGGCTTGGTTTTCCGCTGCACAACCGCTGGAACGTCCGCCAGTTCAGAGCCGGAGTGGCCTACAGACATTGGAAGCACTCTCGTTGATAACACGGTTACATGGACGGCAATAAGCTCAATCCATGAAGAGTTAGCCAAGCTTGCGCCAAGCGCAATTATCGAACTATTTGAGTTGCATCTGGATAATGACTTGCATGGTGCAACGACAGTCGTGCGTTGGCACAGTGGTGCGAACGCAGACGTTGACGGCAATATCACCTGGAATGGTAACGATTACTTCAGGTTGCCTGTCAAAGCAGAAGGCTTTGAATACAGCAACACGGGGAGTTTGCCGCGCCCGACTTTATCTGTCGCCAATCTTGATAGCGTTCTAACCGTTTTACTTTTACAGGTGAATGAAACTACGCCAGGGAACGACTTGACGGGTGCAACGGTAAAACGCATCCGTACGCTCAAAAAATTCCTAGATGGTGAGTCTGCCGCAGATCCTTATGCAAGCTTCCCTGAGGAGATTTGGTTCATTGACCGTAAAGCATCTGAAAATCGTGATGCGGTGAGTTTCGAGCTGGCGAGCAAGTTTGATATGGCTGGAACGGTTGTCCCCAAAAGACAAATCATCGCAAACATTTGTCAGTGGGAATATCGCAGTTCAGAATGCAGTTATTCAGGCACTGACTTCTTTGATGTCAATGACAACGCTCAGACCGCTCGCGCAGATGATCGATGTGGCAAGCGTCTTAGCAGTTGCAAGGCCCGCTTTGGTGCTTCAGCTGAGCTGCCATTTGGGTCGTTCCCTGGCGCTGGCTTGACTCAATGACGTTACCACCTTCAATCAAAAAAGCTGCGTTAGAGCACGCAAAACAGGAAGCGCCAAAAGAGTCATGCGGCTTAGTGGCAGTTGTCAAAGGTAGGCGTCGTTATGTCCCCTGCACCAACTTGGCAGAGACTCCAGATGAGCATTTTGTGCTTGATCCTGCGGAGTATGCAGAGACTGAAGACAGTGGTGAAATTATCGCCGTCGTGCATAGCCACCCAGTTACAAACCACGCACCATCACCGGCTGACCGTGTGGCGTGCGAAAACAGCGGGCTGCCTTGGTACGTCGTCAACCCAAA